GCCGCGGCCAGCGCCGAGCCGGCGAGGGTGTCGCCGATGTTCGCCGCGGTCCCCGAGGTCCGGCGCGCCAGCGCATGGCTGCCCACGGCGCGGGCCGCGGGCGCGGTCAGGAGCGCCGCGAGCTTCGCCGGGCTGATCAGCGCCTCCTCCGTGCTGGTGCCGGCCGCCCAGGTCGCCGGGGCAAGGCCAGTCGGCAGCATCGCCGCCACCTTGCCCTGCAGCTTCGCCGGCGAGATCACCGCCTCGGTCGTGTCGGCGCCCGCGTCCCATTGCGCCTGCGTCCGGGTGATGCCGTTGATCGTCGGGTCGCCGGCGCTGCCCGAGCCGTAGAGGATCTGGATGCCATTGTTGCCGCCGGAGGTGAGGCTGCGCGCCACGACGCCGCCGCTGGTCTTGACCATGATGCCCGTGCCGGCCGCCTCGAGCTGATCGCCCGCCGGGCGCGCCACGAGCTCGGGGCCGCTGCCGTCCTCCTTCACGCGGAGGAACTGGCCGGCCTTGCCGGCAAGCGGCGGCAGCGCGCCCCCGAGCGCGGCGGTGAGCGCGGCCTCGGCCTGGGCCTCGGTATAGCGCGCGATCCGCTCGAGCCAGGCGGGGAAGGCGCCCCATTGATAGAGGATCGTGGCCTCGGCATTGGCGCTGAAGGTCTCGGGGTTCGAGCGCAGCGCCGGCGGCGGGGCGGGGGGTCTCGGAGGGATGGGCATGTCAGACGATTCCTTGCACGTCGATCTGCAGGAGGCTCCAGGCGTCGGTCTGGTAGGCCGAGCGGTAGCCGCGATAGAAGCCGTAGTTCATGGCGGCCTTCCTCGGATCGTCGTCGCCGATCCAGACCGCCGCCGTCCCGCCCCGGAGGGTGCGGAGGCGGGCGTCGAGGCCGAGGAGGCGGGCATTCTCCACCCAGACCTCGAAGCTGCTGAGCCGCGTGGCCGCCCGGCGCACCGTCGTGAGGTCGCCGAACTCGTCCTGCGCCACATAGCTGAAGTCGACGCCCTGGAAGCCCGAGCCCTTGATCGCGGTGCGGCCGACCGGCCAGAGCGGGCCGCAGACCAGCTGGCCCATGCTGACGGTGCCGCCGGGGCGCAGCGCCTCGATCTTCAGCACCGCGTTGGCATAGGGCGGCAGGTCGGTCAGGACGAACTCGGAGAGCTCGGTGATCGGCTCGAAGAAATAGCCGGACCAGTCGCCGACCACCGTCTCGTCCTGCATGACGATCTCGCGGGCGTAGATCTCGGCGCCGGCGTTCGTCAGGGTCACGCGGACCTTGGCGGCCGAGATCTCGAAGCCCGCGACGCCGGCGATGGCGACGCCCGGCGCGAGCTCCACGCTGATCGCCTCGGCCGCGGTGGCCCGCGCCGAGGGCTTGCCGTCGAAGAGCCGCCAGCGGTTGGTGGCCCCGATCACCTGCCACTGGACGGGATCGGGATCGTCGATCAGCGGATCGGCGAGGGCCAGCTGCTCGAGGTCCGGATCGTGGCCGAGGTTGCCGTCCTGCAGCGAGCGATAGACGGTATGGCTCGCGGGGCTGATGACGAAGGCGCCGCGGGCGTAGGTCACGGTCGCCTTCCAGACCGGGTGGTCGGTCTCCGGGATCGAGGCGGCGACGAGCTGCGCCTCGCCGATGGGCACGGGCTTCAGGATCTTCATGAGAGGATCTCCGGGAGGGCAGGGCCCCGTGTCATTCGCGCTTCGCGAACGGCGGGGCGGTGCGGGGCCATCCGCGCGGCTCGCAGGCGGGGCGCAGGGTGGCCCGCCAATCGCGCTTCGCGAACGGCGGGGCGGGTCGCAGTCATGCGGCGGGATCGAGGCTCGCCCGCTCCTGCACGGCGAGGAGCCGCGAGGTGAGGCGCGCATTGTTGATGTCGCCCTCGCGCACCGCGGCGATCAACAGGCCCAGAAGCGCGCGGACCTGCGGGTCGCCGGCGTCGGGCGCGGCCAGCCGATGGCCCTCGGCGGTGGCGGCATAGAGCGCCTCGGCCCGGGTCGCGAACAGCGACTGGCGGTCGAGATCCTTGAGCGCCGAGGTCAGCGCCTCGGTCTGATCGGTGATGGCCGCCATGGCCGGGGCGAGCTGGATCAGCTTCGCCGCCAGCTCCTCGTCGCCCGCGCCGAAGGCCGCGTCCACGAGATCCCGGAAGGCGCGGCTGCTGCCCGGGAGCGTGTCGATGCCGAGAAGGTTCAGCGCCTCGCCCAGCTCCTTCCTGGCCTGCGCCAGCCGCTCGCCGTCGCTGTAGAAGGCGCCGTAATAGGCGGCCACCGCCTCGTTCATGGCGTCCGTGCCGCCGAAGATCTCGGCGAAGTCCCAGGCCGCGCCGCCGCCCGCGAGCGAGCCCGCGAAGTCCGCCTTGCCGAGCCGGTCCATCCAGACATTGGCCGACGACAGCGCCCCCGCGAGCCGGGTGAGCGTCTCGGTCGCGGTCTCGCCGGTGACCTGCAGCGCCTCGAACTCGTCGGAGAGTTTGTAGACCGTCTTCGTCGTGGCGCCCAGGATGGCGGCGAGCTTCGGGCTGAGCCCACTCAGCGCGCCGAACAGGCCGCTCCCCTCTGTCACCTGAGTGGGCGCGCCGAAGATCTGCGCCACCATCTCGTCGGAGATCTTGCCGAGCTGCTCCTGCAGGGCGGCCTGCGCCTCCTCCGCGCTCATGCCCTTGGTCGAGAATTTGAACGAGGTGGAGAAGCCTTCGAGAGCATCGTCGGCGGCGCCGAACAGGGCGCCCATGCCGCCGAGATCGATCCGCATCGCATCGAGCGTCTCGTCGAGCGCGGCCTGCATCTCGGGATCGAGCGCTTTCCGCTTGGTCTTGTTCGAGCGGAAGACGCCGCCCTTGTAGAACTGGTAGGTATTGCCGCTGAAGGTGCCGTCGACATAGCGGCCCTCGAGCCCCGAATCCTTCAGCTTCCGCCCGAAGAGCGCGTTGGCCACGCCCCCCACCGCGCCGCCGATCAGCGCCCCGATGGGCCCGCCGGCCAGAAAGCCGATGCCCGCGCCGAGCCCGCTGGTGATCGAGGGGTTCCTGCCGATCAGGCTGTAGCCCCCCGAGAGGAACCCGCCGATGGCCGCGCCGCCTAGTAGCGATCCCGCGATGGTGCCGAGCGCGGAGGCCCCGCCGAAGACACCGGCCGCGCTCGCGTTCATCGAGGCGGTCCAGGCCTGCACGCCCGCCGAGAGCCCGCCCTCCATCGCCGCTGCGAGCCCGGCCTGCAGCGGCCCGGTGATCCCGCCGATGAAGTTCCCCACCGCGCCGCCGATGTTGCCGAGGAAGCCGAGCCCGCCCCCGCCGCCCGACGACGTGCCGGCGAGGCTGTAGCCCCCGGCCGACCAGCCGCCCGAGACGCCCAGACCCACGCGGACGGTGAAGCTGTTCTTCAGGAAGAGCGCCATCAGCTCCCGCACGGTCTCTTTGCCCAGATCGAGAAGGCCGCGGAAGCCGCCGCGGAAGCCGTCGAGCATCCAGTCCACCGCCCCGTCGACGAGGCTGTTGATTGCCTGCGAGACGTTGCCCGCGAGCGTGTCGGCCAGCCGCTTCGCCGCCGCCTCGGCCTCGGTCATCCCCTCCTTCAGCGCGCTCCCGGCCTTCTTGCCCGAGCCGCCGAGCTTCTTCACCTCGGCCGTGGTGGCCGCCACCGCTTTCGGCGCGGGGATCACGGTCGCCCCGCCGCCGCCGGTGGCGGTGACCTCCTTCACCGCCTCGGCCATCTCGCGGACGTTCCGCGTGAGCTCGCGCACCTTCTCGCGGCGCGCATCGAGGCTGCGCGATCCCTCCTCCGGGCCGGCCTGATCCATCAGGGATCCCGGCTTGATGTCCTCGCCCATGGCTTCGGCCAGCGCGAGTTCGGCCTCGGCCGCGGTGAGCGCCGCCTTCGCCTGCTCATAATGTGCGATGACGCGCTTGCGGCTCTCCTCGCGCGCCGCCGGGCTCGAGGCGGTGGCATAGGCCTCGAGCTCGCCGCGCAGGGCGAGCTCCGCATCCCGCACATGATAAGCGGCGGTCTCGGCGAGGCCCGCATTGTCGCGGAAGACGAGGAAATAGGCCGCGGCCGATGCAATCGCGCCGGCGAGGATGCCCCACGGCCCGCCCGCAATGGCGATGGCGGTGCGGAGCGCGCCGAGGGCGGAGGTCAGGGCAGTGGTGGCGAGCGTCGCGATCCCCATGCCCCCCGTTAGGGTGGCGATGGAGGCCACGAGGCTGGGGATCGCCGTGGCCGCAACGCCCACCAGCCCCGAGGCCAGAATGTCGGCATGATCGGCGAGCGTCATCAGCCCCTGCGCGGCCCCGGCCGCCACAGTGCCGAGCCCGTCGAGCACGGTCCTGAGCGCGCCGCCCTCCTGCATCGAGGCGGTGAAGGCGAGCGCCATCGCCTCGACCGCCGGGGCGAGATCGGCCGCCATCCGGTCGCGCGCGCCGGCGACGGCCGTCGAGACCTGCCCGAGCGCCAGATGCGTCCGCCGCAGCGCCTCGACCGCGTCGCGGCCCAGCACCGCGCCGAGACCGGCCGCCGCCGCCCCGAGCCGATCCATCTCCGCGCCATTGCCCTTCAGGAGCGGCAGGAGGAGGGTCGCGTCGTTCGCGATGGCCTCCATGTAGAAGGTCATCTCCGCCTGCGAGACACCGGCCTTCTCGAGGCTCGAGACATAGAGCTGCAACGCCTGCGGCCCCGAGAGATTGCGGAACTGGTCCGCGGTCACGCCCACCTTCGGCGCGATCTTCTCGAAGAAGTCCTTCATCTCGCCGCCGCCGGTCGAGAGGAAGTCGCCCACCTTGTCGTTCACATCCTTCAGGATGTCGGCGAGCTTCTCCTGCTCGACCCCCACCGTCCGCGCCCCCGCCGACCAGCGCTGCAGCGTCCCGGGTGTGGTGTTGGCGACCTGCGAGAGCCGCGAGATCTCGTTCGCGGCCCGCGCGGTGGGCGCCACGATCCCGGTGAGCGCCGCGCCCGCCGTGGCCCCCATGGCCGAGAAGGCCAGGAAGGAGCGCGCGGCGAGGCCCAGCGAGCCTTGCGCCTTCTTCAGCCCGGTCTGGAACTCTGCGCTGTCGAGGCCGAGGTTCACCCTCAGCGAGCCGATCACCGATGCGGACATTCTGTCTCTCCCGATGGATGGCCGGAGGCGGGACGCCGAGCGCCGGCCTCGGTTCATGAGGAAGCCGCCGTTCCGGCGACTGCCTTGTGGCTCCGCGGTCAGTCTCGGCGAATGCGACCATCCCCAAGATTGACTTCGGCCGCTCAGGCACCGGACGCTGCCCCGAGAAGAATCGGAGTGTGTGTATGCGTGCGTTTTCCTGGCTGTTCGGCCAAGCGGCCCGGGACGGCTCTCAGTTCGAGGGCCTGCCCAGCGGCCGGTTCCGGTTCATTGCGGTGGATGTCGAGACGGCGACAGCCGATCCGGCGAGCATCTGCCAGATCGGCCTCGCCTGCATCGACCACCAGAACGGCTTTCACCTCTTCTCCACGCTGGTGGATCCCGAGGTGCCGATCGATTACCGCAACCGTGCGATCCACGGCATCTGCGATGGCGACGTGCGGGGCATGCCGCGCTTCCCGGTCGCCATGGCGGCGATGCGGGAGCTCCTCGAGGCAAGCCCGCTCGTCGAGCACAGCAGCTTCGACCATCGCGCTTTCGCGGCCGCTTGCGCGCGGTACGGACTGCCGCCCCTGTCCGCCTCCTGGCACGACAGCGTGCGGGCGGCGCGGAACGCCTGGCCGCATCTGAAGGGCAACGGCGGACACGGGCTCTCGAGCGTCTGCGCGCATCTCGCCCTCGAGTTCGACCATCACGATGCGGGCGCCGACGCCTATGCCTGCGCATCGATCATCCTCGCGGCCGAAGCGGAGACCGGGGCATCCTTCGCCGATCTCTTTGCACCGGCCCCCACCGCCCGCCGGCAGCGCTCGGAGCCGGTGCGCCGCGCGCCGAGCCCGGGCGGGGCGTTCGAGGGCTGCGCCGTGGTCTTCACGGGATCGCTCTCCCTCTCGCGGAAGGAGGCGGCGGATCTCGCGGCGGCCCGCGGCATGACGGTGCTCGCGGGCGTGACGAAGCAGACCACCCTCCTCGTCGTGGGCGATCAGGATCTCTCCTGCCTCGCGGGGCAGCTGAAGAGCTCGAAACACCGTAAGGCCGAGGCCTGCATTGCGAACGGCCAGCCGATCCGGATCATCGGCGAGGCCGAGTTCCTGACCATGGTGCAGGCCGGATAGGCGGCCCGGATCAGCGGGTGCGGAGCGCCATGCCGATGAGCGCGCCGCGCACCCGCTCGTGGTCGGCCATGTTGACCGCGGCCCCGGCCGCCCGCGGCGGGGCGCCGGCCGGGCGGAAGTCGGGCATGGCCTTCGGATCGTGGAAGGCGAAGGCCGAGAGGCCCGCGAGATAATGGGCGAGCGCCCGGTGCTCCTCGAGGCGCCGTTCGCGGTGGCGGCCCCGGGCACGGAGCACCTCGACCACCTCGCGCGGCGTGAGGCGCCAGAACTGCTCGCAGTCGAGCGCCTCGCTGAGCCAGTGTTCGAGGAGCGGGGCTACGGGGTCGGGGTCGTCTCCGACACCCCCGCGCCGTTTCCCGCGGGTTCCCCCGCCTCGTCGGGGGCGGCCGTCGGCTCCGGCACCGGGAAGGCTTCCTTGAAGGCCCGGCCGATGAGGCGGATCGCCTCGGTATAGCCCACGGCATCGATCAGGGCGAAGACCTCCTCCTCGGTGAGCTTGCCGCCGAGCCCGGCATTGACGATCCGGCCCACGCGCTCGGCGTCGAAGCCGTCGCGCTCGACCGCGAGGACGCCCGCGATCAGCGTCTCGCCGGCCGCGCGCTGATAGCGGACCATCGCCGCCGTGGTGAAGGCGAGGGTGCGGACGGTGCCCGCGGCCTCGAACGGGATCCCGCGCACCATGCTCATGCCGCACCCCCTTTGGTCCAGGTGACATCGCCGGTGGTGCGGATCGAGATCGTCATGCCGACGATGGCGCCGATGTCGTTCCCTTCGATCTGCGGCGTGGGAAAGCCGCGGAAGGTGAAGACGTCGCCGGTGACCTGCCCCGGCGCGGGGGCGAGCGTGGTGCGGTAAAAGATCGGGTCCCGCGCCGCCTGATCGGCCAGCTGCTGCTCGTAGCCCTCGGCCGTGTAGCCGCAGGGCAGCGAGATCGTGCCCGCATCCTTCAGGCCCTTGATGTATTCCTTGAAGCCGTTCGGGCTGTCGAGCGAGGTCGCCTCGAGATAGTCGGTCTCGACCGAGGGCACCGCGATCCCCTTGCATTCCGGGATCGGCGTGAAGTCCTGGCCATCGGTGGAGCGCTCCACCTTCGCGCCATAGGCGGTGATCTGTCTGCTGGCCATCCGGCCCTCCTATGCTGAGTAAGTGACGAGAAAGTCGAGCGAGACCCGGAAGGGCCGCCCGGGAGCCTCGGGCGCGCCGAGATCGCGCGCGGCCTCGAGGATGAGGGCGCGGAAGCCGCCGCCGGCATGACCGTGGAGGAGATCCCGCACCGCACGGGAGAGGCGCTTGGCCTCGCCGTAGCTTGCGGCGTAGCAGTCGATCTGGACGCGGGCGCGCTGCAGCCCGTCCGGCCCGTCGAGCGTGAGCCCCTCGCGGTCGCTCACCGTGGTGAGCACGAGCGCCGGCAGCGGATCGCCCTGCGGGTGGCGGCCGAAGTTGATGCGGGTGCCCGCCAGCGCGGTGATGGCCGGCGCGCCGAGGAGGAGGGCGCGGAGATCTTCCTCCATGGGTCAGCCCCGCGCCTTGGCCGCCGCTCGCGCCGCGCGCTTTTCGGCGCGGGTGACGGCCTTCGAGACCTGCTGCCAGAGATCGGCGCGGAGGCGCTCGAGGAGGGCCTCGCAGTCCTGATCCCAGGCCGGGCGCAGGAAGGGTTGCGGCGCCATGTGGAGCGTGCCGAACTCGACGAGGTGGCCGTGCCGGCCGCCGTCGCCGCGCAGGTAGGAGGGTCCGACGAAGAGCTCGACCGCGGCGCGCTCGTCGCGGAACATACGGCGGTGCAGCCGGGTCTGGCGGCCGTTGAGCTTGGCGCCGACGATGATCGAGCCCTTCAGCGCGCCGCTGCGCTCGGGGGCCTTGCTGGCCGCGAGCTCGGCCAGAGGTTTGGCGGCCCGGTGCAGCGCCCGGCGGAGCGCGCCCTTGCCGGCAGCGCGGGAGAGGTTCGCGAGCTGCGCCTCGATCTCGCGGAGGCCTGAGACGGAGACGGTGACGCTCATCGGTCGGTCCTCGCGGAACAGGTCAGTTCGAGAAAGCGGCCGCCGGGGCCGCCTTCCTTGATGCCGGAGATCTCGAAGCACCGGCCCTCGCAGAGGAGCCGGTCCTTCGGGGTGAGGCCCCTCGCGAAGGCGGTGCGGTGGAGCGTGAATCGGGTGGTGACGCTGGCGGCCATCTCGCCCGCGCTCCAGCGCTCGCCGTCGCTCAGGTCTGTCTTCGCAGCCCAGAGCGGCGCGCCATGATCCGCCCAGACCTCGACCGAGGCGAAGCCGTCATCGGCGAGGGTGGCGCGCTGGATCTGCACCCGGCGGTCGAAGCGCGGCGCTCTCATTCCGACACCATCGGCCGGGCGTAGCGCGCCTGTCGGATCAGCCGCTGGATGCCGAAGGAGAGGGGCGGCGCGCTCTCGGCCGGGCCGATCCCGGCGTCGTGCCATTCCTTGGCGAGCAGGATCACCGCCTGGCAGAGGCCGCGGGGGATCCGGGCCGGATCCTCGTGGCCGCAGAGCGCGGTGAGGCTGACCGCGCCCTCCGCCGCGGGGCGCTCGAGCGCGGGCTCGGTCGCCCCGCGCACGAGCCGGGCGGCGGGGTCGGAGATCTCGACGAGCTCGATCACCGGCGCGATGGGCAGATACCATTGCGACCAGCGCCCGGCCGGGGTCTCGAAAGCCACGAGCCGGGGCATGAGGGGGTGCCGGGCGGCGGTCTCGACCACCTCGGTGGCCGCGGCGAGAAGCTCGGCGATCAGGAGATCGTCGTCCGGCCCGTCGAGATGGACCGCCCGCTTGAAGGCCTCGACCGACACCGCGAGCGCCGGGGGCTCGATCACGCGCATGGGATTACTTCCGCCGGCCCTGCACCGGAAGATCGGCGCCGGCGGCGGCGGCCTTCGGCGCGGTCTCGGCCGGGGTCTCGAGCGCGGCCACGGCGGTCTCGAAGCTCGGGGCAGGGGCCGGCGGTTCCACGGGAGCGGGGGCAGGGGCAGGGGCCGGGATCGCGGCGGACGCCGCGTCCGCCGGCCGATAGGGCACGGCATGGACACCGATCAGGGCCGCGGCCGTCGCGGGGTCGAAGCCCGCGGTCTCGCCGCGGTTGTAGCGGTTCCAGGGGCGGATGAAGGTCACGATGGTCTTCATGGATCTCTCCGGAGAAAGGGGGAGGCGCCGGCCCGCGCCGGGGCGGAGGGGACAGGGCGCCGGAATGAGTTCGGCCCCGGGGAGCGCCGGGGCCGAGGAGGGAGCGGAAGGGGGAGCGTGGCGCGGCGCCGGCCGCGGCGTCAGAGCGTCCAGCCCGAGGCGTTGAAGCCGGCGAAGGCCTCGTCATGCGCGGGTGCGAAGTCATGCTCGAAGATCGCCCGCATCAGCGTGAGATCGTTCTGGAAGGCCGAGACGGTCGCCCCGTTGCCGTCGACGAAGGAGGCGTCGGTCGAGGAGCCGACGACGAGGGCCATGCTGTCGCCGATCATCGCCTCGTCGAAGTCGCCGAAGTAGATCTCGGTCTCGTCGCCGCCCGCCCCGAGGTTGTCGGGGATCTGCGAGCTCGTCCGGATCGGGAAGCCCATGAGCTGGGCCGAGGCGACGATGGAGGGGAAGAGCGGGTTGCCGTTCGCATCCTTCAGGCTCGCGAGCCAGTTCTTCGTGGACGCCCGCATGATCCAGCCCGGGGAGACCATGCCCACATCGGCATCCTCGACGAGCGAGACCGCGCGCCGGATCGCCGCCTCGGCCGCGACCGGCGTGGCGGCGACGGGAGCGGCGGACCAGTTCGCGGGCAGCATCCAGTGCCGCAGCCCCTTCGGCGTGTCGGCGCTGCCGTCGCCGCGCAGGAACGCCAGATCCTCGCGCAGCGCCATGACCTTCAGGAGATCGTCGCGCACGAGCTGCGCCATCGCCACGCCCGAGTGGCGCAGGAGCGAGTTGCCGATGGGGACCATGCCCACGAGCTTCTTGAAGCTCTGGTCGATCTTGTCGAAGCTGGGCTGGCTCGGCGCGATGGCGGCATTCTCGGCCGCATAGGCGGCGACGGCCGAGCCCACCTGCTTGGCGTGCCGCATCTCGCCCGCAGGCATCGGCAGCGTCCGGGCGCCCGAGGCGCGCACGACGACGCGGGCGCGCAGCATCTCGATCAGCTCGGCCGCCTGGGGCCGCGGGATGGTGACGCCGCCCGCGCCTTCGCTCGCGCCCGAGAGCGCGGCCGAGATCGCGCCATGGCCCTCGGCCTCGAGGAGGCGGGCGGCCTTGTCCCGGTCGCCCTTGGTGCGCGCGAGCGCCTGGACCATGAAGCCCGCCGCCACCCCGCGGTGCGCCGGATCGGCGGCCACCGCCGGCACGGCATCGGCGGCGGCGGCACCCGCCCCGCTCCCGGCGCCCGCGCCGTCGCCCTGAGCCGCCGCGGCCTGCGCGGCTTCGACGGCGGCCGCGCGAGAAACCGCGGCATCGGCCTTGGCAAAGGCGACCTCAGCTGCGGCGAAGGCCGCGGTCTCGGTCTCCAGCGCGGCGGCGTCGGGCGCTTCGGCCGCCTCGAGCGCGCCGATGCGGGCGGCCACCGCGGCCATCGTGTCGGCCGCGGCCTTCCGGGCGCGGCGCAGGTCGTCGAGATTCTGTCGTGCCATGGGATCCTCTCTTGGCAGGGCTGCATCCGCGCAGCCGAACGGCCCCGCCACAGGCGGGGGATGGGGAAGGGTGAAGGGGAAGAGCGGACTGGCCGAAGCTGTGTGGCAGACGTCCTCGCTCAGTTCGCAGATGGGGGATTGCAAATAGGAGGAGTGATCGCCACCTGCGGGGAACCATAGGAGGCGTGGATGAAGAAAGAGGAATATCCAGATTTTGTGCACCTTTCTGCCAATGAGGAAGAAGGTTCAGACTACCGGATTGAGGTTGCCCCTCGAGACTCAGAGGTTTTGATACTGGCCCCCCACGGCGGAAAGATTGAATTCCTGACAAGCCAGATTGCCAGGGAAATTGCCGGTGAAGATCACTCGCTTTATATTTTTGAAGGCCTGACGAAGAAGGAAGGCTCCACCCTGCATATTACGTCCGATAGATTTGATGAGCCTCGTGCGCTTGAAATTGTGGGTAGAAGCGAAAAGATTATTGCGATTCATGGCAGAAAAGACAGAGGCGAAGCGGAAACCACATGGGTTGGCGGCCTTGATGCGGCGACTGGCGACGCAATTTTGCGGCGACTGAGGGAGAGGGGATTTCGCATCAGATTTGAAACGATATTGCTCGGAGGTCGGCATCCAAGAAATATCTGCAACCGGGGGCGCAACTCGGCAGGCGTCCAGCTGGAGATTCCAAGATCGCTGCGGGACAGGTTTGCAAAAGAACCTGAGACCATGCAGGATTTTGTGCAGGCAGTTAGAGAGGCGCTGCGGACCGGGGACTGAGGCGCGCGCCGGCGCAACCAATTGGCAGCTCCCCTTAGCTCCGGGCGACCGCCCGCGCCGCCGCGGCGCGGGCGGCGAAGGCGCGGCTGGGGCTGCGGGGCTTCGGCGCGGTGCGGGCGGTGAGGTGGGCGTAGAAGGCGGCGCGGGTCTCGGTGCGGTCGGCGAGGCCCCGGCGGATGGCCTCGGCGGCGCGGAAGGTGGCGCCGCCGTCCTGCGGATCGTCAGTGACGCTGAGGCGCGCGGCGAGCTCGGCCGCCGGGATGGCGCGGCCGGCGGAGACGGCGGCGTGGAAGGCGGCCTCGGCCTCGTCGAGGCTGCGCTGGAGCTCGGCGCGGCCGGCCTCGGTCGAGGCGTCCGGGCGCTTGGCGCGGGCGTGGCGGGAGCTCATCTCGAAGATCTGCGCGCCGTTGGCACCCGGCTGGACATGGGCCGCCGCGGTCAGCGCGATGCCGATGGAGCCCGCCACTGCGCCCGGCGTCATCACGATCTCGGAGGCCTGGGAGGCCAGCCAATAGGCCGCCGAGGCCGCGAGGGGCGAGACGAGGGCATGGACCGGCTTCACGGCGGCAGCCGCCACGATGGCCTCGGCCGCGGCCTCGATCCCGCAGACGAGGCCGCCGGGGCTGTCGATCTCCAGCACGATGGCGGCGGCATCCTCGCTGGCGGCGAGATGCGCCAAGGTCTCGGCCAATCCATGATAGGTGGCCCAGCCGAACCAGCGCTCGTACTGTGCCATGTTCGGCGTGAGGATCCCCCGCACCGGCACCACTGCGAGACCGCGCGCGACGGTGAAGCGGTCGGGAGCGGTCGGGCCCGCGGTCGGGGCAAGGGCCGCCGTAGCAGGATCGGCCGCACTCTCCGGGATCGGCAGCGCGAGGAGGGGCGCCGCCAGATCCTCGGCCAGCGCCATGGGCTGCAGGGGGCCGAAGAGGCTGGCGAGCGTGCGGGTCATGGGTCTGTCTCCTCGCTGCGGGTCATGTTGGGCGCCGGGTTCAGCCGGTCCCCGCCCTCGATGGGGTCGTAGCCGTCGATGCGCCGCGCCTCGTTCGGCGTCAGGATCGGGCCGCCTACGGCTTTGGCGAGCGCCTCGAATCTTTCCTTGGTTGTCGGCCGGAGCAGGGCCCCGAAGTCGTGCCGGAAGAAGAGGCCGGCGCGGCGCTCGGCTTCGGTCAGCACCCCGAGCGCGAGCTGGTCCTCGACCTGTTTCGCCCAGTGCAGGAGGCAGTCGGTCAGATAGTCGATGGCCTGCTGCTCGCCATTGGCCTTCACGCCGTACTCCATCATCTGGAGCTTCGCCGGCGGCACCCGGTAGATCGCCGCGATCTGCTCGCGGTCGAACTTGCGGCTGCCCAGAAGCTCCTGGTCGGCCGCCTTCATGTCGAGCGTCTTCACGTCCTCGCCCTCGCCGAGGATCGGGAAGCCCTCGACCTCCGGCGCGCGGAGGGCGGCCGCCACCCGGCGGGCGCTGCGGACGCGGGCCTCGTCATCCTCGTAATCGTCGCGGAGCCGGATCACGGCGCGGGCGGTGACGCCCGAGGCGGCACGGGCTGCCGACTCCTGGCCCGCGAGCGCGAGGCCCACGCTCTCGGCCGCCACCTCGAGCGGGCTGCGGCCGGTCCAGCCATCCTCGGCCATGTAGCGCAGATGGATCATGGCGCGGGACGGCGCGCGGCGGCGGAGGCCCGCCCCATCCTCGAAGTCGTAGAACCGATCCCGGCCGGCGCGGAGCACGCTGCAGCCGGACTGGCGCACGAGATCGATCAGCTCGAGCTCGCCCGCCCCATCGCGCGGCGCCCAGGCGAAGGC